CTGCTAGGTGCAGCTTTCCTAGCTTGGTTCAAAGAAACAAGAGCTGGAATCTGGGGATACACAAAGTTTGATCAGTTACTAGATCATCTTGTTAACCGTTGGGGCTGGACATGGTTACAGGAACCACCAGACGCATGGCGTAAGAAGTATCCTAAAATGACAAAGAAGATAGACGAATTGGAGGCACGAATCGATGAATTGGCTAAAAAATAGACTTGTAGAAAGAACCTCACTAGACGGAGCAGTTCTAATTGCTTGTGGTGTAGCAATGATCATAGCACCACTTAACCTTATCGCATATGGCATGATTGCCTATGGCGCATGGACACTACTCAAAGGAGAAAAGTAATGGCAGCAGCAAAGACATTAGCAGCTGATTCAATCTATGCTCACCTAGACACAGATGGTGATGGTGTAATCACTGATGAAGAAATGGCCCGTGCAAAAGAGATTGCAGAGTTCGAACATAAGCGTAAAATGCAAGAGAACGAAGATGCTAAAGAAGATCAAATTAGAGCAATGGCTTGGTTTGCTCTATGGGGCATGTTGCTTTACCCAATCCTAATTCTTGTAACATCTATTGTTGGTGTTGAGGATGCAGCACAGTTGATCGGAGACATTGCTCCGACCTACTTTGTTGCTATTGCTGGTTTGGTTGCTGCATTCTTTGGTGCTCAGGCCTATAGCAAAAGCACCGCTAAGAAAGACGACAAGTAACTAAACGCCTAGAATACGACGGACGGCTACAGGGTCGTCCGTCATAATATTGCCACCGTTATTGATGTGGTCAACAATCTGCTCAAAGTAGAATTGAGCGTCAGTATCGTCACCAACAACAGAAGCTGCAGTCCGAAAGAAGTTACGTAGCTTCATCTCAGTCATCCCATCGCTAGCTGCTGCACGATGAGTCTTACCGGCACGTTGATTGCTCATTGGATATTCTCCACAACAAAGTTGACAATTGCAATAAACATAATCAAGGCTCCAATAAAAATCAACATGATTACATTGCCTCCTTGTAAAGTTTGTAGATTTTTTGGCGGTCTTTATAGCCAAGACCACGGTCCCACAGGAAGTAATCGAAGTCTTGTTCATACGTGTTGTAACCAACCTCATGACCTTCTGCAACCATCAGGTGACGAAGTGCATCATGCCATTTGCACGAGACCAGATCCATAACCTTACGAACTTCTGCACGGAACTCGACGAGAGCTTCCGCTTCTGCTTTTTCCTGAGCAGCCATAGAACGGTTCATCTCGTAGATAAGGTAATCCCAAACAGACTGTTTGCCGTCATCGTCCTGAAAATTCCAGCTACGCCACCAAGCTTCGGAAGGACGGAAGCCGAAAGCATCTTTGTGCAGGTCCGAAACAATGTTTTCGTCGAAAGTGTAAGTCATGGTGTATCTCCTCTTGATATACTTAATATAGTCTATCGTCAGAGTAAAGTCAACAAACAAACTTTAAGTTTTTTCAATTTTTTCTAGAACATAGGTCCCTTGAGGAAGGTTCCATGCCTTCATCAGCAGAAGATACATCTCTGCTGTCAATGTAACAACATCAAATTTCTGTTGTTTTTCATCCCACTGGCGAACATGACAATAATCGTCATACAGGAGAACCGAAACATCTTCCAGTTCTCCTGTGCTGTCGAGTATAGTGATCAGAGTTTCGTCTTCATCAAACTCAATTGTAAACATCAGCCATATTTCACATCATGAGCTTTACCGGTCCCATAGTCACCATCATATTTACTCAACGCCTCTGCCTTCCAGTTAAGATACTGTCCAATACGAGTACCAGGCTTAATGCGCATAAGACCACAGTTAACATGTAGTACACCGGCCATAACGCCGTCGTAACCGGTATCATAAAGACCAGAAGTAAGGAAGCAGCCGTTACGATTAAGAGTGCTACGCGTGATAACAAACCCAGCTTCGTCAGGTCCAACATGAATCTTATTCTCCATAATTACTTCATACTGACCAGGAACAAGATAGTAGTAGCCATCAGTCCAAGGCTCAAACTCTTCTGAGCCACGATGGATCTTCTGCTCTTCGTCAATAGTGAATACGTTACCGCTAATCTTAAAGACTTTACCCAAGCGAAGATCTACAGCGTTAGGCTGTGTATCACCATCTTGAATATTAGTCAGGTTAGATGTGGTGGTCGGCCCACCAATATTAATCATCATAGTGTTGATTCTCCCAATTGTTCACAATGTTACGGAATCCAATACAGACCCAATCATACCACATATCTTCCGCTTCAGCAAGAAATTCTTCAATTTCTTCAATCTGCTCTAACGTTAGATCGTATGCGTCTTCAACATCAAACCATGTCTCAACGTGCTCTTCTGCCCATTCAGTTAGAGTGGGTTCGATGTTCTCAGCCCATTTATAGATCTTTGGTACGTCGAATTTCATTATTCTACTCCTATACATGGAAGATGAATGGATGTTTTACACTGACGAGAATAGTCATCACTTGAAAAAGCCATGATATACCCAGGCCCAATAAGCAATAGTGTAACAACAGTAATAGCTAAAGTTAATCCTTTAAACATTTACGTAGCTCCGATCCTTCAAAATTATCCATAGAAGCATATTGTTTCAATACTTCGTTATCTGGATCAAGACGTTTGATCTCCTTCGCAAACCTCTCGATCATGTCATAGTCCATCTGAGTCTTGATATGCTTACCCATTATAGCTTACCTCGATTTACAGTATCAATAATAGCATCACGAACATTATCATCATAATGTTGTAACGTCAGCCCATACTCGTTCTCTTCTTTACCCTCCTCAAGATCCAACGCGTACATCATTAGAATAACATAGTGAATAGTTTTCAGAAGATCTTTACGGTTCTTACCAGCCTTCTTACCATAACGAGCAAGATACTTGATAGCTGTGTCACGAGCAGTAGTCTCTAGCGATCCAAGAGAACGCCAGAAGTCTACGGTCTGCACATCACCGTCACCAACATAGTGCTGGCCATAGGTGCCATCAAGATAGCTCTTGATAGCCTCCATTGCTTTGTCCTCATTGTATTTGTAATTAATAGTCTTCGCCATATGGCCACTCCAGAAGTTGATCGATGTAACGAATATTCTTCATTGCAGATGCAATTTGAGTAATATCAGCTAAATGATGATTGAAGTCAACCTCAATCTCATTCTTACCGTTAATCAAGCCGGTGGGTGAGTTATCAAATTCAATACCACACATAGCAGCCCACACAGCAGCAGAGCTATCCCAAGTATCAATATATTCAAGCCAACGAGAAACTAGAGCAATCTCGTTGGGGCCATCAACCATACCTAAGAAGTGAATCTTCTTGCCGTTATTGTATGCAGTGTCAAAGAAACCACGTTCTTCAAGCAGCTGACATAGCTTCCAACGAGACAAGAATCGCTGCAGATTGTTGCCCTTCTCAACACCAAACATATTGGGCGCAGTTAAGATAGAAATACCAATATAGTCTACCTCTTCTGCACTCGCAGCCCACATAAATGAGTCCAACACACCCTCTACATTACCAACTTCGGCTTGAGGAACAAAGAATGTCCCAAATCCAGCCTTATGAAAGACAGGAGCTAATTGTTGAGCTGCTTCGATGGTGCGTTTGGCTGGTTCGCCAGGATAGTCTGACATAACAATATAGTCAGCTTTTACTTTGTTGCCCATCTCAAGTAGTTTCTTAGATGGATACATTGGTTTACCCTGCTTGAACATTTCAAAAGCAGAGTTGTCCATAATTACTTGAGAGCCAACACATCGTGGTGTGTTTGCATACCAATTAGCATATTCTTCATCTTCTTCTACAAGATGAGCTAATACTAGGTGGTGGGATCGACCAGCAGCAAATAAATCAAGATATGCTGTTGGGGTAATATGACAAAATTCGGTCATGATATCTCCATAGTTAAAGAAAATAGGCAGAGGTTAGTCTGCCTATAATTATAAATCAATTCAGATGGTTAGTCAACCAAATTAGTGAATACTATGATATGTATATCCACTCTTATTCGAATCGCCAAACGTCTTACCGTGTTTAGCATGACCTTCATCGGAGGTTACACCGCGGAAATGATTTGCAACCGCAGTTGCGTGATGAGGTGCAAGTCCATGAGTCGAGCTCAAATGAGATTTTAAACCACTATGAGTTTTTGACGAAGGCATCTTATCCCCATGATCCTCAGCACCACCATGATTAACATTAAACGTATGCTTTTCACCAGTCTTGGTATCATGTAGATGAACCTTAACTGGACCATGACCATCTTCATAATCGCTGTGTACGTGGATACTACCGCTTCCACTTGCTTTTTTAGGTGTGCGGGTTGGGTTTTGTGGAGCTGGTTTAGCTGCAGGCTTTGCTGTAGATTGTGAGCCCATAGCTTTATTTCGTGCGGTTTTATAGTCATGCCCCTGATCCATGTGACGAGCAATCATATTAATTTCTCCACTATAGCGATGATGATCATGGCCATGATCTTTAGACATCTGTGTAGCTTTAGCAACGTTTGCTGCGGAAGCTTCAAGGATTCGAGCTCGATTGATCTGCTCATAAAGTTGTTTAAATGTTTTCATGTTCTCCATCCGATGTTTTGGGTTAAGTTACTTTAGTTTTACTACCCGGCACATGGTCTGTGTCAAAGTTCTTGTGATGAGTATTATTTGGTACAACAGAACCGTGGTGATAGGATGCTGTCGTAGCGCGGGACAACATTTTGTCACCGTGTTTAACAGGCCGATCCTGGATAAATTTATTAGGACGAACTTTTTTGCCGTTAGGATATTCTTTTTTAAGATGCTGAACTGCTTTAGCATGTGCCTCTTTTGGATCTTTTGTTTTTAAATCCTTAACTGTGCTTTGATCAGGTTCTGGCCCACTATCATTATCATACTCTTTTCGACGGAGTTGGTGATTGCCACTTTTTGTTCGTGCCACATAATAGTGGTAATGGCTATCCACATGATGATCACCATCATTGTATGCTTTGTGTGCATTGCTGCGAACAGTTGTTGGTAAATGGCTCTTAACATCTTCTTCCGTCAAATAATCATTCCAATCTACTGCTTCGTTACGCACCTGATGGATGTGATGAGGAGGAACACGATATGCGGTCTTACCGGTTTCGATATGAGCATATGAACGACCGCCCATAGATTTCATGCCTCTGTATTCACCAGTAATCTTCTCACCAGATTGCTGATGTGTGAATGAGACCTGCTGGCCCTTCATCTTCTTTAGTTTCTTTTTGGCAGCATCAACTGCTGACAATTCTTCCATAAGACCTTTAAATGATTTCATGTTCTCCATCCGATGTTGTGGTTATTCATCCTGCGCTTATTTATACATCTTCGTAGCGCGAGATGCTACCATTTTCTCCATCTTCCGATACTTCAATTGTGATGCTACGTTCTGGATACTTTGCATTAATCTGTTCTGCTAGAGCATCAGAAATCATTTCACACGAGCGATAGTCTAGCTCAAGAGTGCCATCAGCATATAGACGCTCAAGCCAACGCTTAAACTGAATAAACTCAATATCACGATCATCATGAAAAACTTCAATGCCAACTCTAAAATGGAAAATGTGACGATGAGGATAACCCAAAAAGCTAACATCATCCCAGCCACCAGTAGCAAGTTTAGGATCATCTAACGCTGCAGGATACTTATGGATCCCCTCCTTTTTAAACGTTACCCAAATTTGATTAAATACTTTTTTCATATCGTCCCTCATATACTGACCGTTCATACGGTTTCATAGATACATTATACGTTGGTTTCATGTAACGAATCAACGCGCCTTCACAAATTTCAATGTAAGGACGAGATACATTATCTGGTTCAAGTGCCCAGCTAAAAGTCCAGTCTTGTCCTTGCTCAACCAGAGCTTTGCGAAACTTAGTTTCGCTGTAGCCCTTCTCTTGCCAATTACGATGATTGGCTTCCAATTGTTCTAGAGGTAAATAGGTGGACCCAATATAGGCCACACCCATGTTATCATCCAGCACTTGGTATACTCCATGTTTTTTCATTAAGATGCTTCCTTAAACATTAATGTTCTACCATGACGATGATAGAATGCATCACGCCACTTATCAACGTCTATACACGCGTATTGAGAACGAATACGAGGCTTAACGGCTCCAGACACAGGCTTTACTACCATCAGGCGTTCTAGCTTTGGATTTGCCGCGTATTTGTCAAATAATTCTGCGGTTGTGAGGTTAGTACCGTGAGACTTTAGCTCAGTAGTTGCATTATCTACAATAATATCAAAACCTGCTGTATTATCAATACCAAATGTAGAGCCGGCATCATAAAAACACATAAAGAACTCACCTGGCCCTACTTGCACAGAGGCTGGTTTGTAAAGCATCAAAGTGCGTTCGAGAATATAATAAAGAGGATCTTGTTTAACATCATCAGCAATTAAATCACAAACACAGCTTACAGATCCTGTGTTGTTGATACCTTTAATGTAATGGTCTTGAACCTTATTCAAAAAACCCAACACATTTGTTGTATCGAGCCCATGTTCATATGCAGCTCCACAGAAAATTCCTGTCAGCTCTCGAACAAACCATCTATAATC